AGATCATCATATTTAGCATCTTGGGTTCAGGTTTAGCCACGATGAAACTGTGCGCTGGAAAATCATGTCCGCGCGTTGATGACATATTCAGGCCACCAAAAACAGGTTCTTAGACGTCTACCCTTAACCATTCGTCGGCCTCTTCAAACATCTCTTCAAGCAGACGGTTAAGAATAGCCTTATCACTTTTACTGGCATCGGTGTTAATACTGTTCGCCTGCATCGGTTTAACCTTGACCACGGAGTCAGGAAATACGCGGTGTACCCGCTTGGTCAATTCAGCCAGGATCAGACTATTGGCTCCCGGTATTTCTTTCACGTTCCGCTTATCATAAATCAGTTCAATACGCATGATTTCACCCCTTAAATTAATATACTGGTTGAATATACAGTATTGTCTGATGGTTTGCCAAATGGTTTTAAAGATGGCGTCGGGTAAAAGTGGGAGGAAAATCGGCGGGCAGTTTCCGGTGAGTTAAAAACGGTAATGATCTGGTGTTAGCGGGCTTGTTGCAAAAAATGGAATTGTCATGAAAACTGAGGCTATTCATCTCTTCTTCAGTGAGTCCACATCGCCCCTAGCGATTTCAAATGGAAACATTTTGCTCCCGAGATCATCCTGTGGTGCTTACCTTGGTAAGCTTCAACCGCGATGAGTTATGCCAATGTCAGCGATATGCTGGCAGAGCGTGGGATTTCCGTTCATCGCTCTTTGATATTTGGCTACGTCGTGACGAACCTGAACGTCGAGTGCGGGAAAGATCCGCTTTTATGAATCAGCTCTTTAATATTGAGACGGTTTTAGCTTAATTATTCCACCCATTAATGAGTAAAATCACTGACTCTCATTATTTGCAACAACCCCCTTCACTCGGTACTTTGATTTGTGCTGGAAAATTAGCAAAGAAACCACCATGAAAAATACTTCCTAATCCAGATTTGTATTTTTCGTAGTCACAATCACTTAGTAGCATAATAATTGCGCGGTGCTCTCCATTGACTTTTATATAGTCATTTGAAGAGGCAGATAATCGAATGTGAGTATATTTCATAATGGGTTCTTTTTTAGTAAAAAAAAGCCCTTATCTCCGTCGGTTTGATAAGGGATGCCAAACGGCCAACACCAGGGAAACATTAATATAGTTGCAGGATAATATATAAATAGAGCGATAACGTATGATTTAAGTCAAATTTATAACCAATTAATTGATTTTATTGATGAGTTTAATTAGTAAGCTAATTATTATCAATATAATTAAAATGAAATGTTAATTTTAAGGCTCTATTTACCATCGCTAAATCCCACCCATAAAAAAACCAACCGCAATGGGTTGGTTTTTAAGAGATTATTTGGTCGGCATGAGAGGATTTGAACCTCCGACCCCCGACACCCCATGTCACCCGTCTCTAACCTTTGAAACCCGCATAGACACTGGCTTTCACTTGGATTAACTGTATAAACAAACAGTGCATTTTTTACGATTTTCACTCTATACACATCAACGACTTAGGGTATGGTTTTACCATTCCTCAAACTGCAATTTCCCCGTGCGGAACTTCCACCCATGCAACATGGTTCTCTGTATAAATCTGCGTTGATTTAGCATCGCTATGAGCCATGCGAGCTTGCGGATCCATGCCTTGTATTTTAAACATGTGGGCGGCGAGGGCGCGGATCTCATGAAATGTTGGGCGTTGCTCAAAGGGCAATTTAGAACCTACACCGACTTGATCTCGTAACGTAGAAAACGCCCGACTCAAATAATCAGGTGCTACTTGGGTTGGGTGGCGAACTTCTTTGCTGATGGGATTGCTACGATTGAGTGGTAAGCGATGGACGACATACGGACTGGCGATGTTATCCCGGCTTTCATCAATGATAGCTTTGAGGACATTGCCAATGGGTATGGCCACATGAGAAGCCTCTTTGTGCTGAACCTTTTGACGATGAATATAAAGCATCCCATGAATGCCATTTACTGGCTCGTCATACATTTTACAGCCACAAACACCTTCTTTGGGTTGGCTGATATTGTAACGAATACGTGATACTTCTAATCGTGCCTGGGCAGTTTGAATTGCCAGATCCATTGCAGTTCTCAACCATCGATCAGCAGCATTACGAATTTTAATAAAATCTTCAATTGATAACCGGCGTCTTATTTTGCTATCTGTTCGCCGCATTTTTTTACGCGCGGCCGGATTATCCATCATCAGTGATTCATCGACCGCATAGCTGAATAGTTTTTTTAGAAAGCTGGCTTTACGGTTCTGAACATTTGCTGATGCATCAGCATGATAGTGTTGGATGAATCCATTTACGTGCTCAAGGTCGATATCGCAAGTGACAATATTGGAAAAATATTCTTTAACTCTCACTTTGTCGCTTTCCCAGTCGGCCTTGGTCGCTGCTGCTGGTTTTTCATCAATAATTGCACGGGCTAATATTTTATCAACATGCTCTGAGAATGGACGTGCTTCGCCATTATTGCCGCCAGATTCCCGGATCAGTGAATGGATAGAAACCGTTTTTTCTGGGCGCATTTGATTGTTGTATTCGCGCGCAACAGCGATGGCAATAGCACGATCAGTGCCGAGAGATTTTCTCTTGCCGGTAACCAGGGTAAAACGATAAACACCCGTAGATTTATCAAAATACAGTTGGTCTGGTAAATGCCTGTTTACTCGCTGTCGGGGACGGGCTGCCATGATTTACGCCTCAGTAATCATTTGATGAACAAGTGATGAGATTGCCGTTTCAACTCCCCAACGTTCTGAGGAATTAACCCAGATACCCCCATCAATAACTTTTCCTTTCAGTTTTCCAATCTCAATCCAGCGCTTAATAGTTCTATTATCTGGAACAGACCCCTCTTCAAACTCACGCTGGCCCCATGCGCTTGCTTTCATCAATTTTCCACTTTTAAACATGATGACTTCCCCACACTGTTTATTAGAAGGCCCACCGCAAACGGGCCGTGAACAATTCTATTCGCTATCCGGGCTGGTGGCCGGTATCAGTTTTTGATAAATAGCTGAGACATACCTTGCCTGGTGCAATGCATCGGCCAGTGCATTGTGCCGTTCGCCATCAAAAGGCATATCGCGCTTGGGATCAAAGCCGATTGCTCGCCCAAGTTTTACGATGGTGCGTACGTCGAGATCATTAAACCAGCTCCAACATGGTTGTAACTGGCAGCGCTCATAGGCTGAACGAAGAATAACGTTATCGAATGCTGCACCATTACCCCAGACGTGTAAGTATCTGGTGTGGCAATGTTCAGCAGCAAATTGATTTAAGTTCAATAAAGCGGCTCTGATCGGCGTTGGGTCATAGGCAATCGCTGAACGTGCCTCACTGCTTTGGGTTAGCCACCAAAGAATGGTGCTAGCATCAGCGATGGCACCGAGGGACATTTCACTTTCGAGATCGACCGCGGTATAAAATTCAGCGCCAATTTCGCCGGTAGCCGGTTCAAAGAATACTGCGCCGATCGCCACTATCGGGGCGTTAGGCTTGTTGCCCATAGTTTCTAGGTCGATCATTAGGTTTTTCATTTATTGTCCTATTCCACGTCTTTAAAAAATGCAATCCAGTGAGTGTCTGCTCGCTTCCCTGATGGGTGGCCAAACGCTGGTTTCTGATCTGTGAGCGCCAAAATTTCACTGGTTGTAATCTGAGTTTCGTTCCATTTGAAAATTAGGGTTCCATTCGGTTTTAATACCCTAAACGCCTCACTAAATCCCGCAGCTAAATCTTCCCGCCAAGTGTCTTTGTTCAGCACGCCATATTTCTTCCGCATCCATCCGTTTTCACCAGCCCGCTTCAAATGTGGCGGATCGAAAACCACAAGACTAAAAGAATCGTCGGTAAACGGCAGGTCACGGAAGTCCAGTAAGACATCCGGTTTAATTTCCAATGGACGGCCATCGCAGAGGGTATGAGACTCTTCTCGAATATCACCAAAGACTACTCGCGGATCGGTGCGGTCGAACCAGAACATGCGAGAGCCGCAGCATATGTCTAAAATTGTCTTATCCATCATGCCGCTCCGTTGTCCAAGTCACTTCGTAATTCGCTGTGAGCTTGAATGAATGCCCGCATTCATTACATTTAAGCAATTCACCATTAGCATCATGGCGATCATCAGTTTCAATTTCAGCAGAGCAATAAGGGCATTTAGCTTCGTCACAACATTCAAACTCATCCGCGAAGAAGTCTTTATCGTCTGGAATGCGGGATAGGGCTGCCGCTTTTTTTTCGGCATTCTGTGATTCTTCGCATGGGTGGCAAGTCCAACCCCATACACCATCTTCTGCACTGCCCCTAGGTATACCAATCGCATCTTTACGTTGAATACCACAGGACTGGCAGCGGTCGTGTTCATCACAAACCTGATATGACATTTTTTCGCCATTCTGGTTGCAGTGGCCACAGCCGTTTACCCACATCCAAATACCGTTAACCTCCAGCGCGTAAATATGTTTTTCTGGTGGTTCTATGGAAAAATCACATTCCTGAATTGGTTTTCCGCCTTTAGCAATTCGCAGACCGAACAGCTGACTTCGCCCTGATCGGACGCGTGGCATGTTTGGTGTTAAGCGCGAGTCATTAATCTGTCCAATAATGATCTCGCCTTTATCTGTTCTCTTGGTTATCTCAGACATTCTGCTCACCCCTCAGGCTGGTTGCGAAGCTTTGAGGCAGAACTGGATAAACCAATGGCTGCCAAGCCAAAACTTCCTCTTCTTGCTCAATTTCCTGATAATAATCACTATATTCAGGATGGGCGTGATATGAATGCCAACCAACGGCATTGTAATAATCTCCGTTGTCGTCTTGCAGTGCCCAATCAACCTCATCATCACCTTCTTCAAACGGCATATTGAGATAGCGAAGCATGGCAACTCTAACCGTGATTTCCCCGTTAAAGGTGCTGGTACGCCTGACGATGGCCCAGCATTGAATTTGATGGCCTAATTTAATTTCAGGTACTGAGTTTTCGTTCCACAGCACAACATTCTCACCGGCCAGCGCCTGATGATTCTCATCCTTGATAATAATTGAGTCGAATATCTCACTGGTGTCACCGCTGTAATCGATAATTCCAAGTGCTGCTGCAATGCGAGCTATCTCTCGACATGCTTTGTCATAATCAGTGTTTTCAGACATAACTATTCCTCAGCAGATTGACTGCCGGTAATGGGGGGGGCGCCATCCTTGGCCGGTAAGTCCGTTTACTTTTCATTTCCTATAAGCCTCTTTTGCCCGTCAAATACCTGAGCTCGCTCTTCTGCATCCAATGCGTCGAGATATAGCCATCCTGGCCTGCGAACTGGCTTTCCTTTTTTTAATCCATCGAATTGGGCGAGGGCGTATTCCACAGCATCCTTGCTGGTCTTACTCCTGTGATTGTCTTGATCATCATTGCTTCCTCGCAAAGAGAACGCCATCGACCGGCAGGCATTCATATTCAGGTGGTAAGCCTTGCTGCTGAATGTCAGCCAGGCAGTTCTTATCATCGGGATAGACATAGCCTTGCGGTTCGTACTGGCAGGGCTGGAAGGTGTAGCAGACCAACAGAAACAGTCCGACGCTCATAGGCTTTGCCCTTCGCCAACCAGTTCGTTGTAACGCTGGATAAACATGGCACGAGCCTGAACGGGGCCTACGGGAATAATGGTGATGTCCCCTGACGGTGGGATGTCTTCGAGCATTGGCCAGACTTTGCCATCATCAATATCCAGATCACGACGTTCGGTGGCCAGCATGACCAGATCGCAATAGTGGACAGCAAAGCCCATCCCATCAGGAAGCCCAAACTTTTCTCGGATAACCCAATCAATCTGGCGTTCTACAGCTTGGTAATCAGGCAACAGGCGTTTAAGTGGGGAGGGAATATCTTTGCAATAGGCTTCGCTGGCATCATGTAACAACGCTTCCAGGGCAAATTCAGCGCCGATAATCTGGCTCATCAGAACGCTATGTTGTGCCACGCTGTAGAAATTCGGTAAATGACCGGCAAAACGGCATTCATGCGATAACGCCTGGGCGATATCTTCAATACAAATACTTTCAACGGCAGGATTTGAATAATCAAAATGGTGGCCGGAAAACGTTGTAATACACGTCATAAATATACTCCACACGGTTTTTAGGTAATACTCCACCAAATACCCCATCGCTGGGATATTTGAGGTTGTACTAATAATTAATATTTAAGCGCTGAAATTACCGATAAAGGTTTCTATTTCGATACCGGTAAATTTAGAGATAAGCAGATCTCGGAATTCTTGAGCTATTTTCTCTTGTTCACCTTCGAGTTGGACAATACGCAAGACCAATACAGGAACGTCGCCGCCGGTCAGAATACTGTAGCGTAATTTAAATCGACGCTCTCCCAGTCCTTCATATGGCACACATTTAAACTCGAAACCGGCAGGCATAATATCTTTGCTTTTGGCCTCGACGGTTTCCATAATTGAACGCTTGCCGCTGAAATCATTATCTTCATGATCAGCAGAACTGGTTGATTCAATGGTAATGCGGCGTACCGCGCCGACTGCTTGACGGATATCCAGAATGTTACCGTCAGCATCAAAAGCCATAAGGTATTCGCGCCAATCTTCCAGCCATTCAGCCAGTTCTTTCTGGCGTTTTTTCTGGCCGTCGATAGCCAGTAACTCACGGAATGGGGCAGTCTTTTTAAGTGATAGGTTGGCGGTGTTATCCGCGTGGCCAGGCTCTTCGAGTGTCCCCAAGTTAAATACAGTCTTGGCACTCATATCATCGGCATCGATAAAGCAACGCACACCATTACCTGCGTAACCAGAGGAATATTTAACATACTCATCAATGCTGTTGGTTTTTAAGTTGCCACGGAAACGGAAGCGACCGTTCTGGAATTTTTCGAGGCTGTGAATAGCAACATTATCGGGTAAGGCAATAGTCAAGCAATCGGCAGAAGATAACTTTTCTTCCACTAATGTGGTCATTGCCATATTACGGATTTCTTGAATTGCAGACGAGTTTAATGCTTGAGACATATGAAGTCCTTAATATAAATAATAAGATAAATAGAATATGGATTTAAATTAATTACGTTTAATTAACAGTTTTTAATTTGCCGTCAGTATCACCTTTAATAGTAAATAACTGACCTTGGTCTTCCTGCATAATTGCCAGCTTACCGCCTTTACCCACATACATTGGTGTTTCGGTTGTATCTTCTTCGGAAGATTTACCGCGTGGTGTCGGCGTCGTAAATTTCAGTTTATGGGCGATCATGACGCGTTTTTCTTCCATTGAGTTACTCATCCGCGACAGATCAAACTCAACGATGACTTTACCTTTACCGCCGTTATTCAGAACGCCCAATGCTGCGGCATTTAAAGCAGCTGAGAATTTGTTTTCAAAAATACCGGCATCTAATTCACCAAGAAAATCTGGCACATTGGTTTTTCTATCTTCACTACTCATTGGGGTGACCCTCAGTTATGCAGTGCAATACTGCGGTTAGTTACTCCACACACATAGAGAAGGGCACCGTAACGGGGCTTTATACTGTACAGGTTTAAAGGGATAACCCGCCCGGAGCACTTCTCTGTGTGAAAAGGGCGGCTGGCCTAATCTGGTGTTGGCAGGCGCAGCCGCAAAAGACACAGCACAGCAATGGAACTCAAATCTGTGCCTGGTTACTTCTCCACCTCAGGCGGCGGTGGTATCCTCAAAGTCCCTACAACAAGGAGGATTTTTCTGTGAACAATGAAAATATAAACATTCGTCTTAAAGCTATGGAACTTGCCATTACGCGTCTTGCAACTTCAATTACTGAAAATGGCGGGCCATCATCTACAGATCTAGAAGGACACATTCTTTATTTTCGAGAGCGTCTTGGTCGTGGTGATTTAGAACCTCAACAAGAACTGATTTTCAAACAAACACTGGCGCTGCTTGATCCGCTATCACCAAAACCAGGCGACCTGTTTTAATTATCCGTTTCACAAAGGCTTTTACTGGTGTAATAACCACGCTTCACGGCTGCTTGATTACTCAGCATCGACTCAGCGAGGCGTATGTTTTGGTTGGTTTTTGCATTAGGTTTAAGTTTCTGGAGTTCTTTGGAGTCCTCGAGCAACAAACGAATCAATGCAATTTCACATTCATTAATAGCCTGGTATTTAAGCCCGGAAGGTAGGTTAAATGTCCTGCCTTCAAGTTTATCGCTATCTTTTTTGCTGATTTCCATCCTGATTACTCCACACTGTTAACCCTACTAAGCGAATCATCCGGTGTTTCTATGCCACCGGCAGCTACTACGTGGGCGTCCTGCCTGTTCGCTGTTGATGCATTAAATCTAATTTAACTTAGGTTTTGTGTCAACATTAAATCTAATAAAACTTAGCTTGTGGGTGTAAGACTCTATAAAGAGTCGAATTTTAGTTAGAGTTCGTACTGTACGCCGCGAACTACACCGATGATGGTGCAATTGCCATTGATTGGAATATTGTTATAACGTGGGTTTAGTGGGACTAAGTATTTGTGAGGGCCATCGATGAGAAGTTTTTTTACGGTAGCTTCGTCTGTACCAGCTAACCGAGCAACGACTATTTTACCGCTTGCAGCTTCAACTTCAGGATCAACAATAACAACCGCACCTTCTGGAATACTGGGTAATCCATAAGGGTTGGTCATGGAGTCGCCTTTTACACGCAAGCCAAAAGAGGTCGGCGAAACTCTCAAGCCTGTATCCATCCATTCATCAACGTTATCAATAATTTCAGCTGCGGCACTTTCTGTAAAAGCACCAGCCTGAACCCAAGAAAGAATAGGTATACGACGCACACTAGAAATTACTGGCTCAGCGCCGCCAAAATCAACGCCATAAAGAATATATCCCTCAGATGTATTGAAGAATTTTGCTAATTTAATTAATGATTCGCCCTTGGGTACGTTGAGGTCTTTTTCCCAATAACCAACGGACACATCAGAAACACCACAATAAACGCCTAAGGCTTTCTGTGTTGTTTTTGATGCTGTTCTTAGCCGTTTAATACGCTGTCCAACAGATTCCATGAACTTATCCTAATCAACATGAAGCTAAGTTATCTTAGTTTCAATTGACCAAAGATAAATTTGCTTTTAATATCTAAGATAACTTAGATGGAGGGCGCTATGACTACTGATGAATTAGAGAACTATTTCGGCGATGCAAACCTCGTTGCTGAATTTTATGGGGTGTCGCCTGAGGCCATTTACCAATGGAGAAAGCGACCAGGGCGATTAATTCCAAAAGGTCGAGCGGCAGAGGCTGCGCTAAGAACAGACGGCGCTCTGAAGTTCAATCCAACTCTCTATAAAAACAATAGAGCTTAATAAGCCCAAATTAAACCACCAGAAAGGAAGAAACATTGTGGATAACAGAAATTTCCCAACCCCTGATGACATTAGCGCATCTATACACGCTCTCATCACCGCAACACCCGGTGGTTATGAACGCCTGGCAGATGAACTCCATGCGGGAGCAAGCCACAACGCATTGAGGAATAGAGTCCGTCAACATGCAGGGCAAGCGGTACCGATTGGTATGGCGATCACGCTGGAGCAGATTAGCGGTCGTACTGATATCACTGAAGCTATGTGTAAACGTGCTGGTGGGGTGTTCGTCAAATTGCCGGATGTGACCCAGATGGGCAATGAAGAGCTGCTGATTAAATTCAACGAGCTATTGGCTGCTTTGGGAGAGTTTGGTCGGGCGCACAACGAGTTTACGGCTGATGGTGTTTTAGATCGGCAGGAAAGTAAGCGGTTGAAAGCCAAGGGATACAGAGCGCAGTCGATTATTGCAGAGATTTTGGTGGTAACCGAATTGTTGTGGGGTGACGCCACAGATTCGCGGTCTGTGGCGTCGGGCGCATTAACTAAACAGTGTGGAGTAATTAACGCATGAACATTGTAACTGCTAAACGTCCTATACCGCAACTTCGTTGCTTGCCAGCGGTTGGGATGGAGCCATTTCGTTATGTGTTGAGAATACCCGGCAGTTGGTTACCTGTCACCCACCAGACCGTAGCGGAGGTTGTGGACACATTTCGTTATCTGGCGCTGCCTGCGCCTAAGGCGGCTTGATATGACTGAGCAATTTGAAGAACTGGATCGGCATTATGTCGATAAACGCGGTGTGCGTGTTCACGTTATCCGCTTCAACCGATTAAGCCGTCAGGTTATTTATCGCCGAGCAGGTTACGAGCATGAGCTGTGTAAGCCGCTGGCGCGTTTCAGAAAAGAATTTAAGCAGGTGGGAGTATGAGCGTAAAGCTATCCAGTTATGTGTGGGACGGCTGTGCGTCGGCGGGAATGAAGATAGCTAAGGTTGCCATCATGGCTCGCTTGGCTGACTTCTCGAACGATGAAGGTGTGTGCTGGCCATCGGTGACAACTATCTCGCGCCAAATTGGTGCAGGTGAAAGCACGGTACGTACAGCTATCGGTGAATTAGAACGTGATGGCTGGTTGATGAAGAAGACACGCCGAGTCGGCAACCGCAACGCCAGTAACGTCTATCAGTTAAATGTCGCCAAACTTCGGGCTGCGGCTCATGCGTCAGAATCTGACACCTCAAAATCTGATGGGTCAAAATCTGACGCATCAAAATTCGACGGGTCGGGATCTGGCAAAAATAGCCATTTTGACCCGCCAGAATCTGGGGGCGATCCGTTAGTAAATTCAAAACAAGATCCGTCAGATAAAAAGACTGTTGGTCAACCGCCGATGGCAGCTGACCCGCAGCAGGTTGATAAATTAAAAATTGATTACCCAAAAGTCCTGGAGGCGTATCACAGCATCCTCCCAGAAATGCCCGGAGTACTGGATATGACCGCTGATCGTCAAACCAAACTACGCAAACTCTGGAAGAAGTTCGACTTCAATCAGGAACGCTGGGCGGCTTACTTGCGCTATATCGCGAAGCATTGCCGTTGGATGCTGGAAGACCGGCCGAACGCGACAGCGGGAACGACTTGGCGTCGAAAGAATTTTGATTATCTGATTACCGAGAAGTGCTATATCGCCGTCAAGGAAGAACGAGCCAACGATTTGCCAAAAGTGGCACGGGTTGATTCGGCGGGGCGGGATGAGGCATTCGGGCGTTTGGTTGCACAGCGTCGTAAGCCGCAGAACGCGGTTGAGGAATTAGCTATTGCCGCAGCAAAACGCGCAGGGCTTGGCCGGATGAATGAAGTCATGGCGCGTTCGGCATGGAAAAGTATCTGGGCAGAAGCGCAAACGACGGCGAGTGAGAATGAATTGAAGGGGCTGGCGTTATGATTGATTTTACCCAAACCCAGTATGTTCAGGATCTGGAAGCACTTAAATCGAGTGAAAGTCATTTGTTAAAAAAGGTTGGCGATCAGTGGCGTACCCCCGATGCATTGTTCTGGGGTATCAATCAGATGTTTGGCCCACTGGTTCTGGATTTATTTAGCGACGGCGATAACAGCAAGTGTCCTGATTACTACACGGCGGAAGATAACGCGCTGGCTCAGAATTGGGCAGAACGGCTGAAAGAGCTTAACGGTGCCGCGTTCGGCAACCCGCCGTATTCTCGCGCTAAGCAACACGACGGTGAATACATCACCGGCATGACGCACATCATAAATCACACTGTAGCCATGAGAGAGCTGGGTGGTCGGTATGTATTCCTGATTAAAGCCGCTACCTCTGAGAGCTGGTGGCCGGAACATGCTGATCATGTGGCATTCATTCGTGGGCGAGTCGGTTTTGACTTGCCATTGTGGTTCAAACCCGCCGATGAGAAACAGGTGCCTAGCGGTGCATTCTTCGCGGGTGCGGTTGCTGTATTTGATAAAACGTGGACAGGGTCAGCGACGAGTTACCTCCGATTGGAGCAACTGCTGGCAACCGGCGAGGCATTTTTAGCCCAGATCCGCAGGGAAGCTGCCCGCCTGGTACCGCAAAGCCAGCAACAAAGTATTCCTGAAATTATTCCGGTACCGGGTAGTGAGGTTTCGGCATGCTCCTAACCCTTCCATTCCCACCCTCAGTCAACAGCTACTGGCGCGCCCCGAGCAAGGGGCCGTTAGCCGGTCGCCATCTGATCAGCGCCAAAGGGCGTCAGTTTCGTACCGAGGCGTTGGCCTGTGTGCTTGAGCAACTGCGGCGGGTGCCAAAAATCATCACTGAGCCGGTATCGGTCGCCATCGTTTTTTATCCCCCTAATTTGATACGCCGGGATCTGGATAACTTCCTGAAAGCCCCTCTGGATGCATTGACTCATGCCGGTGTCTGGGCTGATGACAGTCAGGTGAAAAAATTAACGATGGAGTGGGGGCCGGTAACCAAAGGCGGCAAAGTAGATATACAAATTAGGGAGCGACAGAATGCTGGATAAAAACTCAGTGCTGCTGTATTTTGTCTTGGCAGTCACCTTTATTTTCGCGGAGAGGGGTGACAGAACCAACAACCAGTGTGGAGTGAAAAACGTATGACGACTGTCGTAGGCGTTACCTTATCCAATTCTGCTGTAACCATGAGCAGCCGTGAGGTTGCAGAATTAACTCAAAAGAGCCACGGGCACGTTTGTCGTGACATTGAGAAGATGCTGGAAGAGCTGAATGAAAACGCGACCCAGTATATCCATAATTGGATACACCCCCAGAATGGGCAGGCATACCGCGAATTTCGGTTAGATCGTGACCATGTAGAATGTTTGCTTGCAGGTTATAGTTCTGTATTACGCATGAAGGTCATCCGCCGACTGCGTGAGCTGGAAGATCGAAACCCAATCCCCCAAACACTCCCTGAGGCATTACGCCTTGCTGCCGATCTGGCAGAAGAAAAACAAAAACTGCTATCAGAACTCGCCATTGCTGCCCCGAAAGCGGAATTTGTCGATCGCTATGTCAATGCGACCGGCTCAATGGTATTTCGTCAGGTGTGCAAGCTGTTACAGGCGAAAGAAACCGACTTCCGGTTATTCCTGATCGAAAATAAAATCATGTACCGACTGACCAACGGGCTGATCCCCTACCAACACCATATTGACCTTGGCCGCTTTGAAGTGAAGACCGGCACCAGCACCGTCAGCAATCACGCCTTTACCCAGGCACGTTTTACCCCTAAGGGCGTTAAGTGGATCGGCGGCTTGTGGGCTGAACATCTGGCGGCTGGTGAGGCAGCATGAGTCAGCCTCTAGGGCTGTTATCTTTTAGGTCGCCTTTAAATTCTTCGCGGAGAGAGGCGGCAAAACCAACAATAAGTGTGGAGTTAATGATGAATGATTTGATTGTGATCGAGGGTATTTCCGTTCGTCTTGATAATGCGGGTCGTTATTGCCTGAATGATTTGCATCGTGCAGCAGGTGCAGAAGAGCGCCATACCCCGAAATATTGGTACAGCCTGCAACAAACTCAGGAGCTTGTGCAAGTTTTAAGCGATGGGGGAATTCCCCCATCGGAACAAAATCAGCCGGTTAGTGTTATTCGTGGTGGTAATCAACAGGGCACGTACGTGTGCAAGGAGCTTGTTTATTCTTATGCCATGTGGATTAGTGCATCATTCAGTTTGAAAGTTATTCGAACTTTCGATCACATAGTCAGCCAACCAACCACAGCAGTAAACCCATCAGCAGATAAAATGCAGGCTGGTGTCATTTTGTTGGAGTTTATGCGGAAAGAACTCAACCTCTCTAATTCTTCCGTTCTTGGCGCGTGCCAAAAGCTACAGCAAGCGATCGGTTTGCCAAATTTGACCCCTGAATATGCCATAGACGCGCCATCCGATGCGCTAGAGGGTTCAAGTCTGCCAACAATGGCGCTCAGTACGGTATTAAAAACCCAATCAATAACCAGTGTTAAACCCGTGGAGGCATTTCGTCGCCTGCAGGATTTGGGGATTGTTGAGCGAAAATCTCGCCCAAGCAGTTCAGCCAGCGCTAAGGGGGGAGCCAAACAGTTTTGGTCAGTGACATCGAAAGGATTGATATATGGTAAAAATATCACCAGTCCAGGGAATTCGCGCGAAACCCAACCTCACTTTTATGAATCAAAAGCTGCCGAACTCATCAAGTTAATACTTACGGCTAAAGCAGCATGAGAGCGCTATTAACGCCATTTATCCAGCGCGAACTGGGTGTTGTGATGCTTAAACCCGGCGCGGATCTGTTGCCGTATATGTCTGGGCGATTGCTGGTGGCCACTGAGCCGGAAGAGTTCAAAAATCTGCCTGCCGGCTTGTTGCCCGTAGAAGACCAACAGTTAGCCAATGATCCGCGTCTGGAAACTTTCTTCAGCCATGAACGGGTTATCAGTGCAGCTGGTGGACACCGGGCGCTGAAAGAGTGGGTAGAGCGGAAAGGCAAGTGTCAGTGGTCGGATAAAAAAGGCTATCACGATAAGAACCTGACCTTACTCGAGTACGACGACAGTGCTATCTGTTTGTGCTGGTACCACGATCACAAGGTTCGGGAGCAAACACTAAAACAACTGGATGCTATCGCCGTAGCGAACCTACAGGCATGGATTGTCGATTGTACTCGTCGAGACTTGATGATGCCGAAAGAGCATCAACTGACGTTGCCAGAACTGTGCTGGTGGTCAGTGTTGTATGGAGTCTATGACCTACTGCCGGATGCGATCGCTCGTGTGTCCCTGCGAATGCCCGTTGCCAAAATAGAAACCGGTGGCACCAAAGAAAGCGATATTACCTGGTCACCGGCACCGATTCAAATTATCGAAACCAAGGTTGAACGGATGAAGCCGGTATTGGCATTAAAGGTCGATCCCGCACCGCCAGCCAGTTTTATGCTCAAACCCAAACACCTGCGTTGGGAAAACCGCAAGTATCTGCAATGGGTGAAATCCCAGCCTTGCTGCGGCTGCGGCAATCAGGCTGACGATCCTCACCACATCATCGGACACGGGCAAGGTGGCATGGGTACCAAGTGCCACGACTTCTTTACCATTCCGCTGTGTCGCCAGTGCCACGATGGATTACATCGAGATCAGCGTGCATGGGAACGGCAGAACGGTAGCCAGATAGCGCTGTTATTTAAATTTCTCGATCGGTCAATTGCGATCGGTGCGTTGGCCTGAAAATTGTTGTGTATAGGCATCCGGCACGCGGGTCGGTTAAACAGTGGAGATAGCAATATGGAATTAGAATCAGCAATTAAGCAGTTTAGCCCTAAAAGCCAGATGATTACCGATGCGCCTCGTGCTACTTCATCAACTTCTCTCACTGGACCTGACATTGCCGCAGCAATGGGCATGGCAGAGTCCAGAGCAGGATTTGGGATGGCGGCTTACATGGGTAAGCTTGGGATCAGCAAAGAAGATAAAATTCGAACGATTGAGCAGCTTACTCAATATGCTAAACAGCAGGCTCCAAAGCATGTAGGCAAAGCTGCGGGTAAACGGCTGGCGCAATGTATGGTTATCCTGGCTAAGTTTGCCTATGCCGAATACAGCAATTCAGCTGCATCAGTAACCATTTGTGCAAGCTGTGATGGGAGAGGGCTGGTTGACGAAGTCAAAACATATAAAAATCAGATGGCTGTAGATAGAAAAGAGTGGCTTGATAATTTGCCAAATGGTCTGGGGCTGTTCTACGCCAGTGAGCCAATATCGCGTAAAGAGGGTCAGGAGATTATTCAAACTCTCTGCAAGTCCTGCAATGGTAAGGGGGTTATCTCCCTGCGCTGCCGCTGTAATGGTACCGGAAAAGTGCGCGACCTTGAAAAATCAAAACAGCTTGGCGCGCCGGTAGAGAAAGAATGCGAGCGTTGCTCAGGAATTGGATACAAACGGACACCCTCAACAACAGCTTACAGGGCGATTACAGCGTTGCTTACTGAACTCAATGAAAGGACATGGCGGCGTAATTGGAAACCATTCTATGAGTCGCTGGTGGCTAAATGCGACATTGAAGAGAGTTATGCAGAGGATGAATTTCAGCGAATAACACGATGGCAGCATGATTGACGCTATTGGCGACATAATTTCATTATTAATTTGCATTTTGTCCGAACTTGGCGTAAATTCTTTAAATAGTGGGGTACTTACATATAAGTCTCACTCAAAGCAATTAAGGCCTCGCATATCGCGGGGCTTTTTTACGTGTGTGATAATTCCTTATGTAGGATTAGCAGAATGTGGTGAATACACGACATTTTACAAATGATTAAAAGGGCATAGAATGATTACTCCTCTAAATTGGAGGTTTTATGTTCAAGAAGATTTTAAACAGTAAGCTGGCGGGCTATATCGTAGGAATATTGATTGCGATTGGCCTTGGCGAAAGCTTCATCACTACTCGCGAAGAAGCTGAGAAATTTGCTAAATAATTCAGTAATCAAGCTTAAGGCTCACTTCGGTGGGCCTTTTGCATTTTTAAGGTATGCGGTCAGCACATTGGTAGGTGTTGACGCCGGAACCGTAACCGGCGTCAAAAACGAAAAGTCCTGACTGGTGTCGGGGCTTAATTATTTGTTTTTTTTTGTGCGTTAGATATCAATGCCAACTGAGCTTGCAGCTAACTTTATGCCAGTTGATAGTGCTTGGTTAACCAAGGAACTTACCGTTTCTTTTGCACCTGATTTAACCGCATCTGCGATTTGTGTTCCAAGCGGGGATGAGCGAGGGGTTAAGCTATCAGGTATTGCTTTGAGTACCTCCAACCCCTTTGCTGTTAGAACCACGTTATAAAATTCATTTAGGCTTATATCTTGATTAAGCATATCAAGGTAACCAGATTGGCGTAACCAGACAACGGTGTACCCGGCTATATCAGCGTCATCCGCCATTTCGGGCGGAATACCTGTGGTGTTGTATAAATCCGGATCACCAAGGATATCACCTACATTGACGTTGGTCGGAATGGGAAACTTCTCATAGAGTATTCCGAATACCCGACCTGCGAACTCATTAAACTTATCAATATTGGACATAAATATGGACGCATCCTTATACAAAAAAGAAGAGGAAAAAGCCGCTTTAATAAAAGAGCTTCGCCAAGCCATCACTTCTCAACTTGCCGGAGATATGGATTGGGTGAGAACTCGGGCCTTTTGGTCTGCACGTTTGCCAGGTATTCCGCATGAAATTCTTGCGGAAGCTCTGGCAGCAGCCATCAAAAACGGCGCAGTATTGCTGGCATCATCTAACCGGCGTCGCTAATCAAGATACCACCATCGTCTGCGGTGGATAAAACAGCAGGTAAATAATTATGAGGCTGCGCTATTGCGTGACCTTTTTCGTTTTAGCCCACCAGCCACCCAATCAACTCCACACACATTACTCCGCATGAGTGGCTGCGCTGGTGGGCTAAATTCCTCAAAACAACACCCGACAATGCCGGGAATAATATTCCCCATTGGGGAGGTGGTTATGAAGATGCATAACGAATTGCATACATGGGCAGACTGGATAGAACTGTTTAATGCCTGGTGGCGAGGTGATGTTCCGCTCGGTGGTGTCCTGTTGTCGGTAGTGATGGCGGCATTACGCGTGGCCTATACCGGCGGTGGATGGAAGAAAACCTTTCTGGAGGGGCTGACTTGCGGGGCATTAACGCTTACTGCTGTCAGTGCGTTGGAATACTTCGATTTACCGCAGCAACTCACACTGGCCGTTGGTGGGCTAATTGGCTTTATCGGTGTTGAGCAAATTCGCGCTTTGGCGCTCCGTTTTGTTGGCAACCGCATTGGCGGCGGTAACGATACTAAACCTCAGGTATAAGTAATGACAAAATTCAATTTAAGCATTCGCAGTGAAAACAACCTCAACGGTGTTAATCCTGCATTAGTGAAAGTGGTTCGTCGCGCTTTGGAGCTATCACCGGTTGATTTCGGTGTAACTGAGGGTCTTCGAACCATTGCCCGGCAAAAAGAGCTAGTGGCTGCCGGTAAAAGCCAGACCATGAATAGCCGACATATTACCGGCCACGCTATCGACGTGTTTGCTTATCCAACAGCGAGCGGCTCATGGGAATGGAAGTATTACGAACAAATAGCCGCCGCATTCAAGCAGGCCGCTAAGGACGTTGGCGTTCCT